GGCGGAGTGGGATTTCAGGACAGAGTATCCGAAAGATGCCTATGTAGTACGTTCTGGTCTTTTGTACCAAGCATTAAGTCAAAACACAGATAAAGACCCTACCACTAATACAAGTATCTGGAAACAGCCTTTTGCCTTGTCTGGAGTTGCAGATGGTGCAAGTGGTGAAATTGAGAAGATTAAAAATCAAGAGGGTTACCTTAGTCTTTACGTAAGTAAGAAAAACCCTGTGATGACTGGAGAAGCCAAAGGTATCGCTTACCTAGAAAGCACAGGAAAATCTGGTCTGAAGTTTACTGGAGGTCTCCCTCAAATATTCTCTTCTGGGAAGGTTGTTGCAGAGTTCAGCGGAGGGAGTCAACCTAATGATGTTGTGACCCACCAACAACTAGGTACAAAACTTCAAGGTTACAAGGTTGGGGATATTTATATAACCACAGCAAACGGAAACCCTAGTGAACGACTTGGCTACGGTACTTGGGAGAGATTCGCACAAGGCGAAGTGCTAGTAGGTTTTTCTACAAGCGTTTCAAACACAACCCCTCAATGGGTTAAGACAGCAGGAGCTAAGTTTGGTGATTATACACACAAACTTACTGTAGAAGAAATTCCTAGACACACGCACAATGCTGCAAGTGTAAGAGGGAATATTGATTTGGATAATGGCGGAAGAGACGCTGGAGCTAACAATTCAGCCACTTCAACTTCTGCAACTGGAGGAGACCAACCTCACAACAACGTTCAACCATCGATTGTTGTATTCATGTGGAAGCGTACAGCTTAAGGAGATGTTATGAAAATGACAGCTGGAGGATTTAATATCCTCCGCCCTGTTCTAGGGAAAATATCGCAAAGTCATGTTGACAATATTAATTTAATTGTTAAGACGGCAGAGGCTAATGGATTGTCCTATAATCAGACAGCTTATTGCCTAGCAACCGCTTACCATGAAACTAATCACACATTTCTCCCTGTTGTTGAAGCCTACTGGCTATCAGAGGCTTGGAGGAAAAAGAATCTAAGGTACTACCCTTACCACGGTAGAGGATACGTCCAACTTACTTGGGAGGAGAATTACAAGAAAGCTGGTGACATCCTTGGGTTTGATTTTGTAAACAACCCTCACTGGGTTCAAATTCCTAAATACTCAGCTGCAATCTTAGTAGTGGGTTCTAGGGATGGATGGTTCACAAAGTACAAGCTTAGTGACTTTATCAACAATAAGAAAAAAGACTACGTTGGAGCTAGGAAGATAATCAATGGAACAGATGATGACAAGCTGATTGCTAGCTATGCAGTACTGTTCGAGAAAGCCCTACGTTCTTGGTAATGAATGGAGCACGATATGTCATACCTATTGAAGCAGTGGAAGTATGTTCTTATCGCTGCTCTAGCAATCCTCCTCGCTTTCTGTTTAAGCATTATATCACAAAAGAATTTAGAGATAAAGCAAATTCAAACAGAAAGCAAGCTGGAGGTAACTAAACTTAAGGCGGATTATGTTGAGACCGCTAGACAACTGGAGAGAAAGTACCATGAGCAACAGATTCAAGCTCTCGAAGACTACAAGGAAAGGGAGAAGGTTTATCTTGCTGATGCCTCTAATGCTAACGATGCTGTTAACAGGCTGTCAGACACAATCAACACAATTAGCGCAACCGCCAAGCTCGATGCCGAACTTAGAGATAGGTACATCGACACCTCAAACAACATACTCAAAGAATGCTCAAGAGAATATTCAAAGATGGGACAAATTGCTGACAGACTTAGTAATGAAGTCAGATTGCTCTCAGAATCTAACAGAAGATAGCACTTGTAAACAACCAAACCATTAAACATGAATCCCAAATTTTGACCTAGTGTATCCCATTATTTGGGATAGATAAGACCCATATTTGGGAAGTGATAAAGAAAAGATATAAATAAAATTAATAAAGAAAAGATTATCAGGGTTTTTTATTATTTTTAGTTTGTTAGGTTGATTTACACTTTAGGAAAGCACTGATTGAAAATCAGACAGTAAGCTTCATTTCTTATTGAGCACTCAAAGTATAGTTTACATAAAATAAAAACAGGTAGAAGTAGTAACAGTATGGGACTGCAAAAGCTTTATTCTTTTTTTTTATTAATAACAATGTAGCTTAGAGTAAGTAATATTTGGTAGCTGCAACCGCTACCGTAACCCCATACCCCATTACCCTTATTTTATCATTACTTTTTTATCTGTCAATGGTACTTTGGTAACTGACTACCACAATAAAATACTACATGCAATAAATTGTTTGTAAACACTTAGTATTTAAGGATATTTTAAATGTATAGAATTGGTAATTACACATAAATACAAGTAATAAATACATGCACAATCAGGATAAAATCTGTTGTGTGCCAACTAATAGTAGAGAGGTTCACATGCCTTACAGAGTAATAGTGCGAAAAGGAGATGATTTTTTAGACTGGTTATTTTCTCAAGGCACTCGTGTAGTAGAGTTTCTAAATACGTTATTGCTGATTGGGTTTACGTTCCCACTGTTATATAACATGGATACTATCATCAGTCATAACCCATACCCAAAGATTTATTTAGCAGGAAATCCATTATGGTGGGGAGCTATGGCTATATTAGGTTTTACACAGTGGTATGCTATGTCAAGAAAAGGTATTCACTCAAACCAAGTATCTGGTTTTATCCTTATGGTGAGTGGGTGGGTTTGGGGGATGATAGCATCCTTGTTCTTAGTGAGGTCACCGCCATTAACGCCAGCACCAATCGTGTACTTGTGCATCGGTTTTGTTTGTGTTATTTCAGGTTTGTACCTGTTAAGGATTAATAAGAAAGTAGAGGATAGGTTTAAAAATAAGGGGTAAAAGATGAATACGTTCTTCACGACTTTAACCCTAAGCTTCACACCTCAGATTATATCTGCAATCCTTGGAGGTCTTCTTGGCGCTATGATTTCCTCTGACAGGAAGAGGTATGGATGGCAACTGTCATTCATGTTTTGTATTGCAGCTGTAGCTTTTTCAGCAGCTATGGGAGAGTATCTTCACATCGGTAGAGGTATATCTTCTATATTCTGGATATTCGTTTTAAACGTACCTTTAGGAATGATTGTAGGGAGTACATTGGACGTATTGAGGATAGCTAGCCCACCTTTGATTGAGAAGCTCGTTAGAGGTATTGGGAATAGTGGTGTAAATATTATTGTAGAAAGTGTGTTAGGGAAGTTAGCTAAATGGTTCGGAGTGGATGTCGAGTACTACGATAAGGGTAATTTTGATGGGAGTATTGATTCAGAAATAATCATAAAATCCTCAAGTACCCAGAATAAATCTGCAATTGACAAGCCTGATAGTAAAGAGGAAGGTGTCGAAGACCTTGATGTGAAAGAGGGTTTCGACTCCTACAAAGACCTTTAAAGATGAGTGCGTATGAGCCTTAGGGTTTGTACGCACTTTTTTGTCTCTGAAATTTGCTATATAAGAAACTTTATGATATCATATGCACTACTTAAAACGAATAGTAGGTAAAATTATGAATACTGCATTAGATAAAATAGTGGAAGTCATGATGTTAAGTGAAGGTAAGGTCGCAGTGATTAGCAGTGAATATTCTCCAGAGAGAATTGCAATCAAGCTACTTGAGGTCGATTCAGGGGTAGACATATCTCTGATGGAATCAAAAGAACAGGTGAAAGATTTTATCATTGAAAACCATGAAAAACTTGGAGGTTTGGTGACTTTTCCTAATGGAGATTCTAGATTCATAGCTTTAAACACTGCGAACCATAGTGCTTTAGAGGTGCAGACTTTAACTCTGACCAAACTCCTTGAGGGAGATATTAAAGTAGTTATTACAGAGCCTAATCTAATACTATTCAGAGAGAGTGTGGATTATAAAACAGATTCTGAAGGATGGAATATATTTAAGAGCGCAATGAAGTCTATGTTAGGTGTTGAATTTATCATTGCTCAGGACGATATGGGGTTAAGAGTAATTAATAGGTAGGAGATTTTATGTTTGAAGAGGGTGCAAACCCTTGCCCAAAGTGTCGTGAAAAGGGTGAGGATAGGGCTGGAGATAACTTCCACTTCTACGGAGAGGGGTTAGGGGGTCATTGCTTTAGTTGTGGATACACAATCCCTAGCGATGAGTATGTGGAAGAGACTAATTTAAAAGTAAGGGGTGATAAGAACGTGATTAAAGAAAGTGATATCAACAAGATGAAGGAGAAATCCTTCACAGAAGAAAAGTTACAAGAGTTTCACAGTAAGACTGTAGAAGCCTTAGACCCAAAGTATAAATATCGAGGTCTAGATACTAGTGTGTGTAAGGCTCTAGGAGTCCGTTGGAGTGTAGATGATTCAGGAAAGCCAACAGCAATGCACTACCCTGCTACCATTAAAAATGAAGAGGGTGTTGAGGTAATAACAGGGTACAAATCTAGAGAGTTGCCTAAAAAGTTCTATAGCTCTGGGTACGTAGGAAAGTGCTCAGGATTCTTTGGTCAGAATAAAGCTGTGGCAGAGACATTGATTATTGTTGCAGGAGAGGTTGATTTAATCACTGCAATATCTGCAATGGAAAACTCAGATAAGTACCGCAAGAACTATAATATTGTATCATCCCCATTGGGAGAGGAAAGTACAGCTCAAGTAATTAAGATTAACTACGACTGGGTAAATGCACACAAGAAGATTATTGTCTGTATGGATGATGATGAGGCAGGAGAGGTAGCATTCTCGAAAATTCAGGATGTCATTGATAACGAAAAGTTGTATAAGGCTAACCTACGTCACAATGATTTGAATGATTATCTGAAGTTCAAAGATGCAGATAAAATTGCAGGGGATATCTACTGGAATCCGACTCCAGTAAAGACCTATGGTATTGTAGGAAGTGATAAGATTTTTGATAGAATTCTGGATGCTGTATCTACAGAGCGTATCCCTTTACCACCATTCCTTCATGGCTTAGATAACGTTTTTGCAGGGGGTATCCCTCTAGGCGAAGTCGTGAATATTATCTCCTCAGTATCAACAGGTAAGACGGTGTTTATCAATGAGATTATAATGCACTGGTTAATCTATTCACCTCATAGAGTGTTTATCGCTTCATTGGAGGATAATGTCGGAAGCTACGGCGCTAAGATGGCTTCCCGTGTTTCAGGAAAAAACATCCTTGCTATGAGGTCTATTGAAGAGCGTAGAGCTGCCGTAATGTCTTGCAAGAAGGAGGTTGGAGAGTTCTTGTATGATGAGTTTGGCAACAGTCGATTCGATATGTTAGAGAAAGTTCCCTCAAATCTTGAAGAGTTGAAAGAAGCTATCTTGTATGCAATCAAAGTGCTTGGATGTAAAATTTTCTTATTTGACCCTTTGCAATCTATTATTGGTACAAAGTCGTTAGAACAACAGGTTGACTGGATGAACTTTGAGGAGACTATCCGAAGAGAGCATGATGTTACTGTTGTGAATATCGCACATACCCGTAAGAGTGGTAGTAACCAGAAGGCTCATTCTGAGGGGGGCGAGATTGTAGAAGAGGATGTTAAAGGTAGCTCACAGATTTCAGCAACTGCTACTATTAATATTATCCTAAGCCGTAACAAGATGGCAGAGGACGAGATTGAGAAGAATACTACTTACATTGACATTCCAAAGAACCGAACTATTGGTATAACAGGTAAGGGTGTAGCTAAGATTTACTACTCACAGGCTCATCACACCCTGTTTGACTTTGAATACGCTAAAGAGCATAACTTCTTCAAAGGGATAACCCCTGAACAGTTGAAGGGTTTGTTAGACCCGAAAAAGGCTACTATTGCAGCCCCAGATGTTTTTGATGAGGATGATGGCATTGAGATGATGTCTGATTTCTAGTAAAGTTCAGCGTAGTTTGTTCATTTGACAACTGTGCACTTATGGTGTATAGTTGTCTTTTTGATTAAGGGGACGTTAATGAGAATCCTAATTGTTCTGAATTTCTTAGCCTTTCTACTGAATTTCATTATTTGGATAAAGATGGGAACGGACTTGAACTTGCTTTGTTCTGGTGTCTCCTTAGGTGTGATGATACTTTTAATTTCAATTGAGGGCGGTATAAACTAGGAGGCATTGTGGAGTATCTAAATCGTAAATGGTTCGAAGTTGTTTGGAGTTTAAAGAGTAGTCCATTAAAAAAATATTCTGATGAAATCGAAGCTGAGAGTATGATAGAGGCTGAAGAGATAGTAACCAGACTTTATGGGACTTATGAGAATGGTTTTGATGACGTTATTATCCACTATTCAAGGGAGATATGGTAGAAGTGAATGAGGAGAGTACTAAAATATACGTCTCAGATATTGAGACAACAGGGCTTTTGCATCATCTCATAGAGCAAGGTGAAGATGCAAAGATGCACAATTTCTGTGCTATGAATTTGGAAGGGGATAAGATGTACCTTCTACATTCTTCGACTGACAAGCAGAGGGAGGTTATACAAAGGTTTTTAGACAGGGATATTATCCTGATTATGCATAATGGTATCTGTTACGACAAACATGCCCTGATTCATTTTGGATATGATGTCAGTAAAGTTACGTTTGTAGATACCTTAGCCCTCTCATTTTATCTAGACCTTTACAGACCTAAGCATGGTCTGGAGGGTTATGGTATAGAGAGTGGAGTTCCGAAACCTGTAGTGGAAGATTGGCAGATTTTGTCACAGAGAGATTATGACCACAGGGTTAAAGAGGATGTTAAAATCCAACTCTATACATACAGAAAGCTAAAATCAAGATTTGAGGAGCTGTATGGAGAGATGACTGACTATGAGTTCTGTACTCATAAGGTGGTGAGGTATTTAAACTTCAAGATGACGCAGCTCGCTGAACAGCAAAATACTAGGTTTAAGATTGATGTGCCAAAAGCTAGGAATCTTCTCGAAGAGTTAGAACACCGCTTGGAAGAAAAGGTTACTCAGTTAGAATCTGTAATGCCAAAAGTAGTCAAGTACAAGAAAAATGTTAGACCAAAGAAACCGTACAAGAAAGATGGTGGTTTATCTGCTATTGGAGAACGGTGGAAAGAGCTTACGGAGGAGAATGGTTATGACTTTGATTACTTAGGTGAGATTAAGACAATAAGTGGGTACAATGAGCCTAACGCACAATCCCCACAACAAATTAAAGATTGGTTGTTTAGCCTAGGATGGAAGCCTAAGACGTTCAAGTATGACAAAGACTCTGAGGGAAATGAGAGGAGTATTCCTCAAATTTACATCCCTGATAGTGGAGGTCAAATATGTTATAGTATTGAGGAGTTGTCAGAAGAAGTTCCAGATGTACAAGAGCTAACTGGAATGGGGGTTCTAAAGCATAGAGCTGGGGTAGTTAAAGGGTTCTTGGATAGTTTAATATTTGATAACTATATTGAGGCGAGTGCTTCTGCATTCACAAACACCTTGAGGCTTAAGCATAGAAAACCTGCCGTAAACCTACCTTCTGTTAGGGTAGACTGGGGTATGGAGTGTAGGTCATGTATGGTTGCTAGAGATGGCAAGGTTCTTGGTGGCTCTGACTTAAGTTCATTAGAGAATACAATTAAGTTTAACCTTCAACTGCCTTACGACAAGCCTTATGTTATGTCCCAGATGTCAGATGACTTTGACCCACATTTAGATATTGCTTGCGAAGGTGGATTAGTTACACAGTCAGAGGTGGATTTCTTCAAGATTGCCAAAGAAGGATTTCCTGTAGAGAAGTACGAGATGACTGAAGAGTTAAAAGGTTACTTAGCTTTAGGTG